GGATGCAGTCCCAGTTGACCCAAGGTTCTACCTACGACGGAGTTCCTTTTGAGCAGGCTTACGCCGAGCAGAAAGCCCTCCGTATCGCCGAAGCGTTGGAGAATGCTATTTGGTCGGGTTCTACTTTGGTGACTGGTATGTTGACAATCCTCAACGCCGCATCGGGTTCAACCGTATCGGGTAACACCGCTGCGATTTCGGGTGCTATCACGACCGCCAACGCAATCCAAATCTTTGACAACATTTACACCCGCATCCCGCAGGCTATTCTTACCAAGAATGACCTCGTAATCTTCTGCGGATGGGATGTATTCCGCACCTTGATTGGAGCCTTAAAGGCCAACACGGGTGTCATGTACAACCAAGTGGATTTGCAGGGCCTTGCCGATGGCGACATCATCTACCCTGGTACGAATGTCCGTGTAGTTGCAGTCCCAGGTTTGCTTGGGTATAATCGCTTGGTTTGTAGTTACTTAGGCAATTTTGTCTATGCGACCGATTTGCTCTCCGACGAAGAAAACTTCTCCCTGTGGTACTCGCAGGACAACGATGAAGTCCGCTTCCAAGCAGCCTTCAAAGTTGGTGTCCAAGTCGCTTACCCTGACCTCGTTGTTGACTGGAGATTGGCCTAAGTGTAAGGGGGCGGTAACTGCCCCCCGCTTTTTTAGTATAACATAACCCTCTAAAAATACACTATGTCTTGTTCCTTAACTACGGGCTACGCCCTCGGATGCCGCAACAGCGTTGGCGGTATCAAAACAATCTTCGTGCAAACCTTCAACCCAACGGGAACGGTCGCCAACACCACAGGCTCGGTATCGGGAACCCTTGCAGGTACTTGGTTTGAATACGATTTAACCAAAGCGACCTCCAGCATGACCGAAACGCTGAATGCGTCGGTTGAGAATGGAACGCTTTTCTACACGCCCGAACTGACCTTCACCATCAACAAGTTGCAGACTACCGTCCGCAATGAGTTGCGCCTNTTGGCTCAAAATCGGGTGTACGCAATCGTNCAAGACAACAACGACCGCTACTGGTTCCTCGGTGCGGACAACGGCTTGGAGGTGTCTGCGGGAACCGCTGGAACGGGTACTGCATTTGGTGACCGTTCGGGTTACGAGTTGACGCTATCGGGCATGGAACCCAATCCGATGCTGAATGTTTTGTCAACCCAATTCACGGTGGCCTCGGCACAAATCAGCGGGTCGTAGAGTATCTTTGACCTGCGGGCCTCATACCCCGCATGGTTTAGTGGTTAGGGCCATCTCTCACGGGGTGGCCCTTTTTTTTGTACCTTTGGGCATGAGAATTTGCATCGTTTACAACGCCCATCCAACGGGTTGCTCGTTCTACCGTTTGGAGATGCCCAACGCCTACCTTGGCGACAACTACACGGAGTTCGATTATGTGTGCGTGGACAACATCGCCAATGTCAAGGATGAAGACCTAAAGACGGTCGATGTGTGGCTATTTAATCGCTTGTGGTGTCAAGGTACGCTGGACCAAATTCGGAAGGTCTACGAGGCTCTCACGGCGTTTGGGGCGAAGGTAATCTTGGACCTTGACGACTACTGGGTTTTGGAATCGGGACACATCATGTACCGACACTATTTGTCCACGAAATTGGATGAGCAGATACGGGAGCATATCCGACTTGCTGACCATGTGACCACGACCACCGAACACTTGGCGCAGAAGATTCGCCTGCTCAACAAGGCCGTCACCATCCTGCCGAATGAGCCGTACGAGGCTTACCAGCAGTATAAGGCCAGTCCTGACGAGGAACCCGAACCGCACCTGTTCAAAATCGGCTGGTTCGGAGGGGCGCAGCATCAGGAGGACATTGCGCTGGTAGAACATTCCTTCGGCTTGCTTGCCCACGACCACTCCCTTGATGGGAAGTACAAGATTTACCTCGGCGGGTGGAACGACAACAACCCCGTATATGACGATTACGAGCGGATGCTTTCCTGTCGTGGGATGAACAAGAACTACGGCAGAATCCAAGCGGCGGACATCTATTCCTATGTGGGTGGTTACAACTTCATCAACGCCACCATCGCACCGCTCCGAGATACCAAGTTCAACCGCCTCAAATCGGAGTTGAAGGTCGTTGAAGCAGGCTGGATGGGCAAGGCAATCATCGCATCCGAAACCATCCCCTACACGGACATCATCGTCCATGGCCACAACGGTTTGGTCATACCCTACGGCAAGAAAGACGCATGGTACAAGGCGGTCCGCAAGTTTGTGAACGAACCCGATTACGCTCGCTCGCTTGCCGTGCAGTTATCCAAGGATGTGAGGGAGCGGTTTGACATCAGCAAGACCGCCGAGCGCAGGGCCGAACTCTACCGAAGTATCGGGCGCAAATTGTGAAATTCGGGCGCAAAGTACATTTAGGGATAGAGTGATTTACCTATCCCCCAACACCACCAACACAATCGTCGTCACTTGGACGCAGCGGGCCTCGTCGGGGGACCGTTACATCTTGCGCTTGACCAACATCGCCAAGAACCTGACCACCGACTTTACCCTGCTGAAATCGGCCAACCTCTCGCAATACACAAACCGCATGACAAATTTCAGATTACCTGGGGTCGCTTGAAACAGGCTCGTATAAGTATGAAGTTTACGATACCAGTAGCACGGTTGGCGCAGCCGTTGCGGTGGTTGAAACGGGCTTGGCGTATGTACAGGTAGTATCGCTGACCTTTAACACCTACGGCAATTCCATCCAGTACACCGTTTTCGGGGCGTCGGATGTAGAAATATTTGACCAAACCTTTGACCCATCTTTCGCATGAGCGTACAAACAAGAACGCAGTTGCAGGCAAGTGCCGCAACCATCACCAACGAAACCGCCGCAGGCGCAAACACCGCCGCCCGTGTTGGTGGTCTCTTCGACGACCTCGCCGATACCGCCACCTTGGACCGAGAGCGGGGCGTGGCCAACCTGTACTTGGACGAAAGCAAATCATTTGCCCCGACCCAAGGGAGTGCAGTCAAGTTGACAACCCCGCTAAAATCGGGATTGCTGACTACCTACAACTTTACCCGCACAACCACCGCCATCACCTACACAGGTACAACCAATGCGTCCTTGCGGGTGTCGGTGAACATGGTGCTATCCCAAGGGAACGGCAATCAAGTCAAAATCTACATCGCCAAGAACGGCACGCCTATTGAGCAGTCCTTGGCTGACCTCACGCTATCGCACAACAACGGCCATGCGGTGTTTACGGAAACCGTTCTGCAAGGTGCAGTCAATGACGAGTTCACCATTTACATCAACGCCGTGAGCGATGGCGGAACCATCACGATTTCGGCCCTCAACTTCACCGTTCACACGCTATGAGTAGCATAAAACAATCGTTCACCCAATGGCTTGGGATAGAACACAAGGTTCCCGTAATGCTCGAAAACAAAGCGGGCAAGTACATCACCTACGGAGCGTTCAACGAGTACCCCTACTACCTGCTGGACAACTACCGCCGAAGCAGCAAGCACAACGCCATAGTTAACGGAAAAGTGAACTACATCGTTGGCGGAGGCTGGCAACCAGGGGAGAAAATGACGGTGGAGCAGCAGGCCCGCTACGCCAAGTTTTTTGACGGGCTGTCCGAGCATGACGACCTCAACGACATCACCGAAAAACTCGTCCTTGACTTGGAGATATTTAACGGGTTCGCCGTTGCGGTTACATGGAACAAGATGGGAACCATTGCCAAAATGGAACACATTCCCTTCGAAAAAATCCGAGTGGACAAGGACGAGCGGATGTTCCAAGTCGCCGATTGGTACGACGATGCAATGGTCCAACTCTACCCCAAAATCGGGGATGTCGAAAAGATTCCCGCCTTTGATGCGGATAACCGCATCGGCAAACAGTTGTTTTATTACAGGGTCTATGCCGCAGGCGTGAGTCCTATCCCCTCCCCGAATACATGGGGGGGTTGGCGTGGATAGAGGCCGATGTCCAAGTGGCCAACTTCCACAACAACAACCTCCGCAATAACTTTTGGGCGGGTATTTAATCAACTTCAACAACGGCATCCCGACACCCGAAGAACAGGGCGACATTGAGCGGCAGATTAAGCGCAAGTTCAGCGGCACGGACAACGCTGGCCGCTTCGTGGTGACGTTCAACGATGATGTGAGCAAGGCTCCCACTTTGGAACCGCTCACTCCATCGGACATGGACAAGCAATTTGAGATTCTCAACAAGGCCATCCAATCGGAAATCTTTATCAGCCACCGTGTGGTCAACCCGATGCTATTCGGCGTAAAGACCGAGGGGCAGTTGGGCGGCAGGCAGGAACTGGTGGAGGCGTACGAGTTGTTTAAGGCGACCTATGTGAACGACCGAGTGCGGAAAGTGGAGCGGATGATGAACTACTTGGGGTCGTTCAATGGCGTGGAAGGGATGGAACTGATTCCTGTGGAGCCAATCACGGAGCGACTATCCGAGCAAGCCCTGCTCACCATTATGACCCCCGAAGAACTGCGTGAGAAAGCGGGCCTCCCTGCGTTGGAAAAGCAACCTGCTGACGTGGTCGGTCCCAATCCCCAACCGACGAGGTTCCCCAAACCCCGTGGTCATGGGCAACGACAACATCAAGAAACTATCGGGCAGGGAGTACCAGAACTTGATGCGAATCGTCCGCCATTACGCACAGGAAAAAATCACCTTGGAGATGGCCCGCACGATGCTATCCGCTGGTTTCGGCTTGACCCCCGAAGAGGTGAACACCCTGCTCGGAGTGCAAGAGCAGGCGTTTAGCGAGCCTACATGGGGCGAAGAAGACACCGAGGACTACGGATGGGGGGACGAGGAGTTTAAGGTCTTAGAGGTGGTCGCAAGCAAGTTTGGGAGCAGCGCAGACGACTACGTTGTCATGCACGTCAAAGCCAATGCGGTTTGACACCGACTTAGACGACCAGGTCCGTCAAGCCTTCGCTGAACTTGGCGAGGAGGAGAAAGAACTGGATGCGCAAATCGTGGCATATAGGAAGAAGAATCGGGACGCAAGCGTGGAAGAAATGGCCAAGGAGTTCGGTGTCAGCAAGGCCAAGGTCGCCAAGCGTGTGGCGTACTTGATTACAAAAGACCGTTACCCCATCGCAAGGGCGGTGGACCAAATCGCCGAGCAGGGACTGCCCAAGAATGTCAAGGAAGTGGCCGAACCCGTGCTGGAGGTGAGGTACAAATACGCATGGGCCGCTGGTTTCAGCAACAAGGACAAACGGACCAGCCGTGAGTTCTGCAAGGTCATGCTGGACCTCGCTGACCAAGGCAAGGTGTACACACGGGACGACATCAACGGCATTTCCAACATCATGGGTTATAGCGTTTGGAATCGCCGTGGCGGTTGGTATCACACCGCCAGCGGAGTGAATCGTCCCCAATGCAGGCACATTTGGGAGCAGCAACTCGTCATCCGCAAAGGCAATAAAATCACGAAAGCATGAAGGCACTATTCATATCCGAACAAACCCTGCTGGACAATAGCGTAATCAACGAGAATGTTTCCTTTACGCAGATTCGGCCTACCATCGTGAAGGTGCAGGAAATGCGGATCCAACCAATAGTCGGATCGGCCCTCGTACTCGGAAATGGTGACGCAGGTGGTGAGCGGGCACGACCACGGCACTCAACACCACCCTATTGGAGGACTACATCCAACCCGCTATGGTGCAATGGCTCTACTACGAGTTGCCGATGGTCTTGGCGTTCAAATACATGAACAAGGGAATGGTCCGCAGAACCAGCGAGGAATCTTCCCAAATGTCTATGGACGAGATTACCCGCTTGACGGACAAGGTCAAGAACGATGCGGAGTGGTACTCGGAAAGGATTACCCGCTACCTGATGGAGCAGAAGGCCAACTACCCGCTATTCAACTCCCCGCCATCGGCTTTGGATACCATCTACCCCAACGGGACCAACTACAACACGGGAGTGGCCTTGGATGCAAGAACCTTGCGCCGTGGTGCTGGACTTGACCGCCCTTGGCCGTATGGCTATGACCCCTAC